GCAGACAGTTGGTGGGCATCGAGAACCTTCCGAAGATCCTCACGGGGTGTGGGTGCGTTGTCCCAGAAGACTTGTTGACCAGTCAGTGGGTAGCGTTGTGCTTCATTCATCGTTGCTTTCCTTACTCGTGTCGGAAACAAAACCAAGTTCAACAGTCAACTCGTGTTCTTCGGCAGCTTTGCGTGCGTCAGACAGGTAGCGATGGCGAGACAGAGCCTCGATGGTCCATCCTCTACCCTCGTAGTGCAGCACATATCTACTGGCTCCATAGAAGCCTGTCTGTGATATGTGATATGCTCCAGGAGACGAGCCAAGAGGACCCATAGAGTGCTGTACAACGGAGCCATCTTTGAGCTTCATCGGGTCCTTCCACTCTATGTTTCGTGGTTTACCCATCGTTGCCTTCTTTCTGGCGGCTTAGGCTGCTCTGGCGGCATTCTCAAAGAACCCACGCTAGGCACTCCAGCCGCCCTACCGGGACCAGGCACACTAGGTGTGTACCCAGTCCCGGCGGTGGTGAGTGTGTAGTAGCCATCCCAGGCTACTGTCCTACTGAACGTCTTCACCGTAGATGAAGACGATACCAGGCTGGCTTGGCAGGTAAACGTCACCCGGCTCACCCTTGCCATACTCCAGGTTGGGTACGTTCTCGATCCAGCTAGGTCCGTAAGTCTCGTTGGCTGACTTGCTGACCAGGAACATACCAGTGGCATCAGACCACCACTGAGCATTGGCATGGACCTTGTCACTCTCCGTGCCAAGGCAGGTATTGCCATCATCAACCCAAGTGAAGTTGCTAGGCCACAAGTCAAACTCGTCACCAACGAAGTCACCGTGACCGGATACCAGGGAGCCACCTTCCTCAACGAAGTGAGTAATCTCACAATCTTTGAGGTAGGCAACGTCGTCAGCCAAGGTTCCTCGCTGACTATGTAACGACGCAACCTTGCATTCAACAACCATGATCTTTCCTCTACTAACAGGACAACAGCGTATGCGACCGTGCTACATGACGAGTCGCGTTCATTCTTATGTCTACCAGGGTACTGGCGGCTTTCCATCAATACCCACTGTTCCCACTCCCGCTGGCTCCGCCAGGCTATGGCCTGCCATCGTCCCAGGCGGTACGTTGCCAGCATACCAGGGTGGCGGTATTCAGTCCTTCCAGGGGAGTGATGGTAGGGTGCCAGAATCGACCTAGCCACTCTGGCGGGACACTGACAATGCGGCTCCAGGTACTGTCCACACCGTCTCCACCGTAGCACCGTGAGACGGTGTAACCCGGATCGGCCAGCCCGCCGGAATCGGTCGGACCAACCAACCGCCAGAACCCCGTCAAGGGGTCTGACGTCGCCTGTACGGCGTCCGGATCGGAAGTGCGGGGTATGTGTCGGAATCACAATCGCAGGGCCTCAGAATCGATTCTGGGGCGTCCGATCATGCGAGAATCGGACGCCCCTTTAACGCAAAGAACCCCCCTCAGGACATAGTCCCGAGGGGGGTTTGTAGCACCGTCCGGACGGTGCTAGGACCGCTTACGCTCGGCCTTGATTGCAGAGGTCACGTCCTTAGAATACTCGCCCTTGCCGACAAGCTTGGCAAGCTTGGCAGGGGGGTAGATTCCGCCCAGTTCAGGGTCGCTACCCTGCTGGTCGATAGCCCACTCCTCGTCAAGGTCAAACCCTGCTGCCAGTTGATCCTCAGCGATGATGATCCACCGTGCGATCTCAGCAGTGCAACGGGCCTTCTGCTGCTGGGAATCTTCCTTGTTGCTGGTCACTCTCACGACCCTGCCGTCACTACCCCGTTGGAAGTCTTCAGTGGCATGGGTCGTAGTGTGGAGGACCACATCGTCGATGTTCTCGGCAAGCCACTGGATCGTGGCGGAATACAGGGTGAGACCGAACGACCCCGGACTTCCGGGGACGCCCCGTAGGTTGATCGCTCCACCAGCAGTTACCCCGTAGTGTACCTTCCCAGCAGTGGCAGCAGCAGCCTCAGCAGTGGCAGTAGCAAGCGCAGCCTCAAAGAATGCGTTGAATTCTTCTTCAGTGATCGTCCCAGCAATCAGTAGGCTGGTAGCATTCTCTTTGGTGATCGTGATCGTCATGGTAGTAGCCTTCCAGTAGAGAGTGAAACCCAGACCGGGAATCGGTCCGGTGACGACGGGGGGAGTTGCAATCGCCGTGCCAGTCGGCAAAAAAAATGTAAACCGTTGATATCAAACGAGTTAGGTCATATCAACGAATTCCGATGGGTGTATGATCCTGGTACAGGTGTTGCAAAACGATGCGGCAAAATGATACAGGTCGGTTTTTCCGCCCACCGTACCTACTGTATGATGCATCGCCAATCAGGCACCGTAGGGCGGAACCGCGTCCAGCGGTGGCGGGACGTGAACGTAAACCGTTGCATGATAAAGGTTTAGGTCAACCGAAGGTCCGCCGGCCCCCAGCGGCTTCGCTATACTTCTACCTACTTACCGAGGAATTTTTGCCCTAAAACCCCCTAAAAGACCCCCGGTCTACCCAATATGACCCCTATTTTCCCGGATATCGGGGCAAAGCGGAACAAATTTGTTCCGGTCTGGGGCGAGTCCGCGAAAATCCCGGTAATTCCCCGGAATTTCGCCTATTTTCCGGGTTTTTGGCGCAAGAACTGCGTCTTAAGTATATAAACTTCTACATTCTTAAAGGCAAAGGTGACTTTAAGTATATGGGAAGGTATATGAAGTGAGATCAGGATACTGGCGAGTATCCCGTTTCGATCACTTTTTGGGCTTTCTGATGGCGTAACAGCCCCACCAGTCCCATGAATCGGGCCTTTTGATGGTTTTTTCGGCCACGATGTCGAAATTATCGCGTTTTATCCATGTTTTGAGCAGATTTGGTGGCATTCCCCATAGCCAGTTCTTCCAGCTATAGTTGGATTTCTCAGCAAACCCTCGTTCTCCGGGCATCCAGGAGTGAGGGAACAGGGAATCCTGATCTTTTCTGGGCACAGCGGGCAGAAATGTGCAGTTTGGGGACTCTTTCCTGATGACCGGGCATCCGATGCAGACGTAATCTAGCACGCTCAGGAGGTTTTGCATGACTTTGATGGGTGCATACTGGTGGATCAGGGTGTCAAACATGATTCCGAGGCATTTTCCGGGGTATTTGGCCCTGTAGTCCACGATCCAGGGCACGATCTCGTCCCTGCTGAAGTCAGCCCTGTGGAAATCTATGCCTTCGGTGAACTCAGCCCTCACCTGGTCGATGCCGAGGGTGTAGTCTGCACCGTTCTGGGCGGCGCGTTCGAGGTATTCCGGTCGGAAGCTGGGTCCGAAGTCTATTACGAGTTCGGTTGGCAGCCCCAGGGCGATGAGATCGTGCTTCGCCTGCTGGATATCATCGAACCGGATGAAGTCTTCAGCCATCTTCTGTCTCCAGTTCGTTCCAGAGCAGTATGGCTTGCTGGGTTGTCGCTGCTGTGGCTAGAAGCCTGCAATCGTGACAGGCTACAGCACCGATTGAACCTGTGCCCTCAACGATTGTCGTTTCCACAAGCATTGGAAACTTCCCGCACTCCGGGCAGTCGTCCACTGGTCCGAGCTTTTCTGGCATCTTCCCTGTCCATTATGCTTCGTCCTATGAACTCTACGACCTGTGGGACACATCCGTTTCCGAGTGATCTAAGTCGGTCCACCCGAGCGGGAACCCCATCAACCACTCGACCCACATCGGGTTCAAACCCCCACTGGGCCGATCCTTCCCTGTCGGCAAACCTGCGTAGACGACTCTCGGTAACTGGTCCAAACGCTCCCTCGATGACCCGTCCGGATTGATCCCCGTCTGCGACATCCCCTGAGTATCCTTCCAGTCCCTGCTGGTCGGTGTCGGGAACATCTGAGAATAGTGAGGGCTGGTCACAGCCTGTCGAAGGTTGCTCAGAGCCTTGCGATTCTTTCTCCCGTCCCTGCTGTTGTTGTATTCCTCGATGGTCTCCTCGTCCCGAGGCTTCAGGTGATCCATCGTGTTCGGAGTAGGCCACGATCCAGACTCTGTCTCTCCTGTGGAGCGCGTTAATCGAGGAAGCCGGTATGCAATGCCATTCGACAGAATACCCGAGCGCGGCCAGGTCTCCAAGTATTCCTCCGAACAAGCCTCCTCGTCTTCCCAGCCTATCAGGAGCTGAGAGCAGCCCGACGACGTTTTCGACCAGTATGTATCTTGGGGAGAGAGCCTTGCAAACTCGGTACATTTCCGGCCATAAGAATCTTTCATCAGCAGCGCCTCTCATTTTTCCTGCTTTTGATACAGGCTGGCACGGAAATCCTCCCGCCACCATATCCACGTCACTCAGCAAACTCATTGCATGTGTCCCAGGGAAGGTTTTGATGTCATCCCACCTGGATACATCAGGCCAGTGCTTGGCCAGAACCTTCCGGCAGTAGGGGTCAATCTCAACCTGGTACGCACAGGTCATACCTGCACGGTCCAGACCGAGATCAATTCCCCCAACACCGGAGAAAAGGGACACATAGAGCATTGTTACGACTGCTGAACAGGCGGTGCCTGGACAGGGGTTTGGGCAGCCTGGTGCATGGAGCACGAGAACGAGGGCGATGTGCCCACCGCAACGGACACGTTACGGTCGAAGTTCGGCTGCCACTCTCCTGTCTCGGGATTCATCCGAATCAGGATCATCCGGACGATGTTGCCCGGCTCGGTGTTGGACATGGCCGAGCACTCGCCGGCTTGTCCGCTCTGGTGGGCTGTCCAGTATCTGCAATTGTCGCATTGTTGTCCGTCAGGCATGTCCTATCCTCACTGATACGAAATCGTCATTGATCCACTGGATGTCTGTATCGTAGCCGTTGACCTCGAAAAACATCTTCACCCGCTCACGATGGCACGACCTCATCTTGTGTCTGTCGGTCACTCCTTGAACCTTGGCTACGCTGTTTGCCTGGATGAAAATGCCGAACTCAACGCCGTCCAGGAAGCACTGGTTCCTGCTCAGTCCGGAGAGGTCGCCCATCTCGGCATTTTCAGGATCGTTAGTAAACTTGCTCATTTGAACCCTTTCGTCTTGGGGAGTGGCTCCCCTGTCCACAGGTCAAGCCCCTGTTCATGCCTGATACGCATGACGTCCACCCTGTCATTGACAATGTCAACAATGTGCTGAGGCTTCCCGGCGAGAGTTGATGAAACCTCTGCGCCGGGATTCCCCTTGCGATACTTGTCTATCACATTTGACAGCGGTTTGGTGTGAGCATTTATCATGTCGCCAAGCAGTGATCTGCTGTCGCTCAAAACGGCTCCCTCCGTTGATGAGTAGGATCAGAACGGTACCTCATCGTCAATGCTGGGCTGCTGGTTGATCCTCTGGTCCTGCATCTGCTCGTTGAGCGTCAAGACCTCAACGCTCTGGATGGAGCAGTTGATGAAGATTTTGTCGTTCCACTCACGACCGTCGAGCTTTCCTACGATGCGGACGTTTTGTCCCTCGGAAAGATTCTTGCCGACCTCCTCCGCCTGCCGGCCAAGGCACTGGCAGCGAATGATCTGGGTAACCAGCTCCCCGTTCCAGGACGGGACTTCCTGCTTGAGGTCCACTTCAAGCAGCAGGGTATTCTTCTGACCCACCTTGCGGGTCACAGCCTTGTCAACGATTCCACTCAGCCGGACTTCGTTAGTGTCCATGATCTTCTGGCCTCCACGATTTGTCTATGAAACAGGGTGTGCGTTCTCCAACGTAGGCTCCCAGAACATTGAACTCCATGAACTCGACAGCCTGACCATGGTCCATGCCATCTCTCTCTTTCAGGATGTCGAGACATTGTTCGTAGTCGTAGGCAACCACCGGGGGGAGACCGAAGCGATACGAGATACCCGTGATCGCCTCGATGAACCCGTCAGCAGTCAGCATTGTCTCGGGAGCAAGTAGCCTCTCAACACGTTTCTTGAGCTTATAGTTCTCCTCCTTGATCTCGCGAATTTCTGTTTCCAGTTCGTCTGCTCTGCGGATGGCGTCACCTTCGCTCACAGCAGGTTCTCCTCTTGCGCACTGGCCAGGGTCCTGCTGAATCGAACCACGGTGGACTGGTAATCACGGTTGACGAGAAAGTCCCTGAGACTGAGCGAGATAGCAGCGATGCTACGCAGGTGCTGAAGCTCCTTCTCTGATACCGAGGAGGCGGACTCAAGGGCGTCCAGCTTGTCACGAAGCCCTGCTAGTTCTTTTACGAGCTGGTCGTTTTCTGCCAGAAGTTCCTTTAGGTCCTTTTGCAGTCTGTCCGCGTGTTTTGGTGCCATTGGAGTCCCTCCCAGTATTCTTATCAGCCGTTCTGCCAGTGCCATCCCGGTCACTCCCGTTGAGCCTTTGGATAAACTTGTCAACCGACTCTCGGCTGGTGAAGAAGCGGTGTCCAATCTGGATGACATCCAGGGTGACACGCTCTCCCGTAGCGTGTGAAACGCAGCCCTTCATGTACCAGTTCCTGACCGTCCCATAGCTGACATGGGACAGGATTTTAGAAACATCAGAAACTGGAATAAGTTGGTCGTTTGTGATTTCGAGCTTCATCGGTGTTTCCTCCCGGATTTTCAAAATCTACAAAAATAACAAAACGATGTCAAGCGACAAATTTGGGAATTGCAAAAAAAAACCGGGGCGGGTACAACTTTGATGTCAACCAGCATGAGAGGTTCACCGATGTCAACTGGCTACCCCGAGCAACCGGACGTCCCCCAGCAGCCCTCGCCGGAGCAGGCCCCGGCACCCGAGCCGACATTCGAGCAGGGGCTGGAGGAAATCACTCAGCATCACCAGCCGGGTCCTCAGACATCAGTCCGACAGGCGTTCGCAGACAGGGGTTACGACGTCAGCCAGTTCCAGGATGACTCGACGTTCGTGCAGGCGCTGGAGCAGGGTTTGGCGACCATCCCGCAGATGCAGGGACAGATGAGCCAGATGCAGAATGCCTGGCTGGCCCAGCAGCAGCAGGATCGGTCGGCCCAGTACGAGGAACCGTACTATCCTCCGACACCGGAATCTGCTCCTGCCAGTTCGTGGAATCCTCCGGAGTACGACCAGGACTGGGACGCTCTGGTGAAGATGGACCCGGAGACCGGGCAGTTCATTCCGCGTTACCAGCACGTCAATCCGATTGTCGCGCAGAAGGCGAACGAGTACCGGGAATACCTCCGCAAGGAGGGGCAGAGGTTCTGGGAGAACCCGCATGACTTCATGTGGGAGGGACTCAATGATCGAGTTGAGGACATGGTCCAGGACAGGGTCAGAGAGGCCGTCCAGGGGATCAGCGACAGGTCCTCGGCTAGGGATTTCCTCGACGAGAACAGGTCGATTTTCTTCCAGTTGGATGCGCAGGGAAACCGGGCTACTGACGGACATGGAAACGAGTTGCTTACCCCAGCCGGCCACAAGATGCAGGAGTACGCCAGGCGTCTCCGTTCGTCTGGAGTCACTGACCCGAAGGAGATCAGGGACCTGGCATCAGGGCTGTTGCAGAGGGATATGCTGGAGACGGGAATTGGATACGCCAACCAGCAGGTACAGCAGCAGCAACTTGCATACCAGCAGTATCAGCAGCAGGGCCAGTATCAGGAACCGGGGTTGACAGAGCCGGCACAAAACCAGACATTCCTAGAGCGTGGACTGCAAGGTGCTTATCACCAACCCAACCAGTCGGGCACAATCGACAGTTCAGAGCGGAGTGGCATCCCGCAAAATGGCGACTCGTCATTCCTTCAGCTCGCTGAATTAGAGATGCGAGAACGAGGGTTGCTTCCGCAAAACGGTTGATAGGAGACTGACCGATGGCAGAGTGGATTGGGATTATTCATAGCACGGCCCCGAAGTATCTTTCGGGAGCTGCCGACAACACGATCCGTAACCGGCTCATCCTGACGCTGGTTCGACAGAAGGGCCGGATCACCTTCAACGAGTCATCCCACGAATGCAACTGGGATGTCGAGTACGCAGAGCAGCCCGTCAGTGCCTACGGCGACGGCGGAACCATCGACTTCTCCAGGCACGATCTTCTGCGTCAGCTCAAGATCGACTGGCGTGGCTACAAGGCCACGGACATGATGACGGAGAAAGAGCGTTTGGAGAACAAGGGCGACATCGCCATTGTCAAACGCTACGACCGCATCATGCCGACGCTGACCAAGTCTCTCCGCAACAAGTTCTGCGGGGAGTTTTTCATTGACGGTTACGCGACCGGCAACG